TTCGTGCTTCACCAGGTCCGTTCATATCTGCCGATCTTTCGGCAGCTACGGATCGATTCCCGATGGAGATGCAAGTTGGAATAACAGAAATGTTGACCAACTCCTCCTTTGCCTCAGCTTGAAGAGATATCCTTGTCGGATACCCATATCATTATAAAGGTAATGAATACCAATATAACGCTGGGCAACCGATGGGAGCTCACTCTTCCTGGTCTATGTTCACGTTGTGTCATCATATCGTCGCTCATTACTGTTTTTATACAGTAAGGAATGAGTTACCTTCACAAATGGATTATTCCATTTTAGGAGATGATATAGTGCTAGTTGGGAAAGATTTCTCAGCTAAGTACATCGAAGTGATGAACCAGCTTGGAGTATCTATTTCAGAGCAGAAATCACACGTGTCGAATGACACGTTTGAATTTGCGAAGAGATGGATTAGACGAGGTGTTGAAGTATCACCATATCCTGTGGAGGGTCTTATAGAATCAGCTAAGCGAATTACTCTCTTAGCTGGTTTTCTAGTTGACACCGCAGGACGTGGGTACTGTTCACCGCCCCTGAGGGGCCCCTGTTCATTAGAATCCTTACTGGGTTTAATAGTTGGAAAATGAAAATCCAGACTTGTTAAATCCCTAGTCAGTCCTCTTAGCGCACTAATCGCGATCTCTTTCATTTTTACGAAAGGGGTCAAAGATTATGTGAGCACGTATCAGTATCTGATAAAGATAGCTGAGTCGGATAGGAAGATGACTATTCCATGTAGACCATTAACCCTTTCGGGAGTCAGTGGGGTCGTAAAGGCCGCTCTTCTGAAATTCAGACAAGCTCACATGGATTTGGTAAGTAAAGATTCTATGACGCTTAATGAACATTATGCCAAGTGGCGTGGAGCCACTATGCTAATGTCCATGAAGGCGTCGGAGTTAGGTTTGAACAAAAACCTAGCAACGGGACCTGAATCTCTCTCGTCCGGTACGGGTAGTTTCTCATTATTGGGATTATTTCCTTTAATGGGGGCTGTCGGTCAACAAGCGTACAAAAGTACGGTTCTTGGCGCGCCGCCCAAATCATACACCGTCGATGGTATCATCGATCACTTAAAAAGCTTCTCGATGATTCATCTGCCTCTTTTAAATGGGATAAATCCCATGCGAAAGACGCACATGATCATGGGGACAAGATCCGTGTTCTTAAAATCTTTCATCTTTATGATGAATAAATAATAAGAACGCTCTGAG